GGATCGGAAGCCTTCGCCAGTAGTGGGTTTTTTGGTAGCTATAACTTAGACATCGAAGGTCTCTATCGTAATGAGACAGACCTGATTAGAAGATACAGAACAATGGCACTCTATCCTGAGTGTGACAGTGCGATCGAAGATATTGTCAACGAAGCAATCGTTACAGATACTAATGACACTCCAGTTGCAATTGAGTTGTCTAACCTCAATGCAAGTGATAATATTAAAAAGATTGTTAGAGAAGAGTTCAGGTATATTCTAGAACTTTTAGATTTTGATAAGAAAGCTCATGAAATCTTCCGTAACTGGTATATTGACGGAAGACTCTATTA